TGAATTTCTTTAGCGTTTTTTTGCAACCCGCTTCGCTTCCCTATTTCCTCTCGTTCTTTGTAAAGAGATACATTAGCTTCTGCTCTTTTTTGCTGATCTTTAATAAGGGTTTGTTTATCAATGTTTGAAGATCCGTCCATTGCCTGATATCTATATGAGTTAAAATATGGCTCTTTAATGATAACGTCATCCAAAGGAGTGTCTGCAGAAAACATATCCGTGGACAAGTTCTCCTTGTCCCGCCCTAAACCTTTTGTTCTATCTCTAGGAAGATTTATAGTTTCTCCAACCCGTATAACTTTTTTTAGTTCTTCTATTAATCGTTTTTTTTCTTTGTTTACTTCACTACTTACATCAACACCAAAATCGTAATACTCCTTAGTCAGAGCATCTAATTCCTTTCTAACTCTATCCTGTTCTTCATCCAAAGGTGTTCTTCTGTTCATAGCAATACGCTCTACCTTAGCCGTATCTTCTATTTCCTTTTTTAACTTTCTAACATGCGGAGGGAGAGAATTACTTCCATCACGAGGACGAACTATAAGGTTTATTTTTTTGTTTGGGTTTGCATCAAAGGAAAGGTCCTCTACCTCGTAACCTTGATCTCTAAGCTCCTGTATACGTATTTGATTTATAGGGATCTCAGGGGAAAGCTTACGACGCTCTTTTGGGCTTAAACCCGCTCTCCTTTGATCTAAACGCGAATATACCTCTCCGGAAAGTGCCCTATATAGGTTTGTTTCTTCTAAATCAATCTTGTTTTTTAAGTCGTTTATTTTAGCGTTTTTAGAACTAAAGTTTAGACCAGTATTTTCTATTGCAAAAGCTTGTTTTAATTCTAAGTTTAAACCTTTCCAGTTTTTCAACACACCATTAAGTACCCCTTCGTCTGCCGTTAACCGTGCGAGAGTGCTTCTGTCTTGTGGCCCTAAAGTACCAAGACTGGATCTTACCTCCAATGTATTTATACTTTCTCGAATAGCCCCTAGACGTTCATTAAGATCGCTTGCAATGTTTCTGTTTCCACCCGAAGCAAATAACATATGATCCTGCACGTCATGCCCTACTTCATGTATAAGTATGTTTTTAAAGGTTTCGGGGTGTTTGTTAGGGTTAATAGCCACGGATATAGTCTTACTACCTCCTTCTGTGACGTATTGACCAAAAGTTGGCAAGTTAGGGTCATAAGTAACCTTTGTTCCTTTCAGGTCAGGGTACATCTTAAAAACAGGTGTTCCCTTAAAAATGTCTTCAGTCTTTACGTAATCTCCGGGGTTTTTCACTAAGAGGTTTGCTGCCCTCTTGTCCAACCTTACATTTTGATCAGACACTTCATATCTTATTTTATTATCTGGGCCAATGTGCCAGCCATAAGTTTTCCTGATTTTATATTCCTCTAAAAGTTTTCTCTGTAAAGCAGGAGAAATACTTTTTTGGCTTTTAAAACCAAGGTTTCTTAATTCTTTTGTGATCTGTGATCTCGAAAGATTGTTGATACGGTTAGACTCAATCCTAGTCTCATTTAAATTAGCCTTAAGTTTCTTACCCGTTGTATTATCAACCTTCATGTTGTCAGGGACATTGCTTAGAAATCTGCCTCCGATAAAAGAATAAAAAGTAGTATCGCCCAAATCAGCTTTAGCTGTTCCAGCCCCTCCTATTAAGGACAAATTAAGCATTAACTTAGCCACATCATCCTTTCCTACTCTAGTCCCATCTTCATATTCAATGTAATCTGCACTCGGATTGTTCCAAAGATCTCCTTGTCCGTACAAAATTGCTTCTGCTTTCTTATCAATAGATCCTAAAACCTTAGTAACATTTTCCCCAGCTTTTGTCCGTGTTTCAGGGTCAGAAAGAAAATCATATATATACTGCCCTGTCTTCTTTGCTCCTGCAGGAACGTTCTTAAGAATTTGTGCGATTGGCATGTACTTCGCCCCTACTTCCGCTTTACCATAAACGGGGGGTTTAATAAAACGAAGCGTCCCTTGATTCGGATTGTTAATATCATATATAAACTCAGCCCCTTCTCCCGTTTCAGGGTTATAGCCCGGAGGAGAAATAACCTGTTTTCCTTGTTGGTCTATGAAAATATTAGGATGGTCTGTTCTCGTTAAACCCTTAATTTCCGAAACATTTTCCTCTTCAAGTCTTTCTCTGCGAACAGGGAAAAAAAGTTCTGTAAAATTCCGTATAGGAAGGTTCTTTAATTGGGTAGGCGTGTACCCATATTCATAAACAGGCTTTGCTTCGCCCCCGTCTTGAAGCTTACGGGCCAAGGTTCCAATGCCTTGTTTGTAGACAAGTCCTCCGTCTTTCATACCAAGATAAGGCTCGTCTGTTTTTTCAGGGTCAAAGCGAGCAAAGATAGAACGAACTTGTTCTGGTTCAAAAGGTATTAAAACTTCATGTTGAGGATTGTCTGGATTATATTTCCCCCCTCTGTCCTTTATGCCATCATAACCAAAAAAGTCCTTTAACTCAAAAGTCACCTCATCAGGAATACTCGTCCACGAATGACTCGTTCCTTCTTTAATATCGTCCCTTAACCTGTCTGCAAATTCCCTTATGCCAATCGAACTTTTATCCCAATTATCGACACCCGTACCCCTTCCTGTTTTATATCTTTTACGCTTTCCCACCTCTTCTAAACGAGAAAGAACTTCTTTTAACGCTTTTTCATTAGTCGTGTCTAATGGGTTTTTTACTTTACTATAAACAGGAATAATTCCTTCTCTTCTTAGAAAAGGAGAATTATATTCTATTTCTTTTTTTAACCCTGCTTTTTTTAAAACGTCTATAAATTCTTCTTCTCTGTCATATAAATGACCGCTAGAAAGCCAAAGCTCTTTTGCTGTTTTAATGGGGTCACGTTTTCCGTCAGTTTTAAAAGTGTAATTCCAATGATCTTCCCCTCCCAACCCTTCTTTTATGCTAAGATTTTTTAAATTTTTAGATAAATCAGTTTTTTCTTGTTCCGATAAATTCCAAAAAACATTATCTAAATTTTTAGCTTTTCCTCTTCCTGCTTTTATTTTAAACCAATTTCTATAATCACCATCTTCCAACATACGTGACGTATCTTGTTTTCCTTTCGCATATCCTGACGCTATTTCGGGGTTTTCAGTAAAAAAAGCCATAGGACCTGACGTTGCTCTTTTTTTGTCAAACATGTCTTTTTCTAAAATACGATCTATTCGCCCCGACCCATGATAATAAACTTTATCAACGTCAAAACCCATCTCTTTAGCTCTCTGTAATCGGTTGTCTTTTGTATCTTGAAGAGTTCGCACTTCTTGGGGCAATGTCGCATCCGCTACTTTAGTTGGCTCTAAAACATCCAATACAGTAGAAATAGGAGATAGAACCCTTCCTGCTTTTCCAAGAAAACTTCCTGTTTTCTTTATAACCGAGGGAAGGTTCCTCCTCTTATTAGGATCTTCAGGAGGGGACCCTCCGTCTTGAAGTTTGTAAACAACACGACCAATGCCTTGTTTGTACACATTACCCATAATATGAAACCACCTTCAAATCTCCCGTGTCTTCTTCCCAATCGTCCGTCGGTATCTGCACAAAGTTCCCCTGACGATACCGCATCAACGCCTGTGTTGTCGAATCCACCAAGTCATCGTTCTGACCGTTAGGAAACGCCGCACACTCCTCAATTACTTCTTCTGCCCATTTCTCATCAGGATACCATATCATTCCCGCTTCAAAAAGAGGCGATATACTATGAACACGACTTAATTTGTCGTTTCCACGGCTCGGTGTGAAATTTACAACAGGAATACCCATGTTCCGTAGTTCGTGGGTCAAGGGGGTCCCACTCGCTTTCGCCTCCACGATTACCGTCTCCGGCTCCCAATACTTGTACTGCTCTAAAGCAACCTCCTTCAAATCAGGGAAGTCCCACCTCCCTTTCTTGCTGTCCAAAAGTATCAAGGCCGTTGGCCCGTAAGCCTTGGGAGAAAATACACCCCACGTCGTGATCGCACTATAATCCGCCGTCTCCTTCTTAGAAAACGCCGTGTCATAACTCTGTATCACATACTGCAACTCCGGCATCTCCGGCGAAGTCCACTTCTGCCACCACTCCCGTTTCAATATCGACAACTCTTCCGAAGTCGGATCTTGCTGATACTGCGCGTTCCATTTGTACGCGGGAACCGAGAACTTTACCGACAGCAACTCCTCTAACGCCCAATACTCCGGCCAACACGGCTCACCAGAAGGCATGATCGCAGGCAACTCCAAT